ATGGGCTCGCGCAATCTCAATCGCATCCACATCAGCGAATGGCGCGACAAGGTGCGCACCGCCGCCGACATGTGGGCCAGGGGCTGGAAGGTCCATGCGGTCTGCGAAATGTGCGAGCGCGAGACCGTCGTAGATCTCGACCACCTAGTGCGGCTGGCCGGGCCGGGGGTTAGCCTTTGGGACCGGACCTCGCGCTGCAAACAGGTCCTGAACGGCGCTCACCGCTGCGACGGGCGGGTATTCTTCAAGGCCCTGGCCCCTGGTGCTAGCGGGTACGCTTTCCTTGGGTCACCGCCACGGCCCCGCCGACCGGCTTACGGTCCGCAGTCGCGCGGCAAGGGACCGTTCGTTAAGCCCGAGGAGGTCGAGCCGCCCGACGTGACGGCGGCCCGTGGGCCGACGCCGCCAACCGAGGAGTGAGGTGCGCGGGTCACGTGGACCCTGGCCGTTCCCGCACGACCTCCTCCGGCCGCTTGTCCTCTCTCAAACCCTTGAAGCTAGCCTGGCGCAGCTTCCCGCCGGCAGTCCATTCGGCGATCTCGGCCGAGGCGACCAACTCCGGCCGCACCCAGTGGATCTCCGAAGTCTTGCGGGGCGGCTCGCCGGCAGCGAAGGGTGACGCTTCACTCTCAAGAGCACGCAGCCGCGCCAGCAGGTTCCTGTCAGCCCGAAAGCCGGTCTTGATCGAGCCCGCATAGGTGAGCTTGCCTCCGTCGTAGATGCCGACCAGCAGGCCCTTGAAGGCCCGCTGAGGTTCCTGTTTCCATCCCCCGATAACAACCTCTTGGCTCGGCCTGCACTTGGCCTTGACCCAGACGTCTCCGCGCTCACCCTTGTAGGTCGCCTCCTTCCGCTTCGAGACGATTCCCTCCAGGCCCATGGCGCAGGCGCTGGCCAGCAACGAAGGTCCGTGCTGGTCGAAGTGGTCCACCGCGCGAATGCGAGCGCTCTGACTGGCGTCGAGGATCTCGCCAAGGACGTGCTGCCGGCCATCCCAGCTATAGGGCCGCATGTCCTCTCCCTTCCCCCAGAGGACGTCGAAGACGAACACGACCAGGGCGCCGGTCTTGCCCGGCGAGATCGAGGCGCGCAGCAACGAAAAGTCGGGCTGACCTCGCGCGTCGATCGCACATAGCTCGCCGTCGATAATGCAGTCGGGCAATTCGGCGAGGTCCTCGGCCAACTCGGGGAACTTGCCGGTCCAGTCATGGCCGTTGCGCGTGAAGATCGTCGCGACGCCGGCGCGTACATGCATCTGCACCCGATAGCCGTCGAACTTGATCTCATGAACCCAGCGCGCGCCGTCGGGCGGCTTGGCGACCAGGCGTGGATGTTGGAGCGGCAGGAACTCTCGCGGCTGCTTCGGCTGCACGTACTGCTGATGTTTCCGCGCCACTCTGGGGAACCTCCTCGCCTCTGACGAGTCGAGTCGTCCTGACCCGGAGGAGTTCCACCATGATCGACAACGAAGATCGCGAAACAGAGCTGGCCACCTCGCTTGCTGCGCTAGTCCAGCAGATCGACGTCAACGACTACCGCGACAAGAAGGGCCATGGCCTGCGCAACAACCTCGCGTTCATGAAGGCGCAGGAGCTGGTCGACCGATACGGCTTCAGCCACGAAGCGATCTGCGGCGCGCTGAGCCGCTACGGAGACGACATCGCCGGCGCGGCCAAGCACCTCTCAGCGACCTAGGTACTTGGGAGCGCCCGAAACGAAAAAGCCCCCGGCGCGAGCCGAGGGCTTTGATGATCTGATAATCAGACGCCGGCGTCAGGCCGGCTTCGGAAGTTCCTCAACCAGGATCTTGCGCGTGTCCGTGGCGTGGAAGTCTCGCTCCTCCCCGGCGCCAAGTTCATAGGTGGTCTCGGTCGCGGCCTGATCGGCGTACTTGTCGATCGTGGTCACCCGCACGGGGCTCCCATGCCAGGCCTTCACAGTCACAGTCGTGGTCATGCTCATCTCCTTTTGTTGAGCGTTGGAATTGTTCGTTGGTCAGCCGGGACAGAGCAGGTTGCGAGCGATCTTCGCCCTTCCCCACCCCTCTCGCCCCCAGTCGCGCGCGGCCTGGTCCGACCGAAGGTGCAGGCTGGTCGCGAGCCGCTCCTCGATGCTGGCCGGCGCGACGATCGTGCCCTCGACGGCCGGCTCAGCCTTCAGGTCCGAGCAGACCTTCGGGTCCGGCGCCCGGGCCTTCGGCTGCTCAATGGGCGGCGGATCGGGAGAGCGCGTCGCGCAGCTCGCTAGGATCGAGGAGGCTGCGAGCAGGACAGCCACGATCGTCAGTTTTTGGCGGTGCATTGAGCAGCCTTTCGATGGCCAGGGATGAGCGTCGCGCCTCGGCCACGCGCGCGTCGCAGGATGTTTGATCTCGATTGACGGCGGCGATCGCGGCCTGAGCTTCCTCACCGCGGAGCGTCTCTGACTTGCGGAAGGAGGCCTTCCAGCCCTGGGAGCTGCGCTCCCAGGCTTCCTGTGCACGCCGCCACTCGTCGCGGTCCTCGGCGACCGCCGCAACCCGAGCCCGAGGCCCGATCGCCGGCGTATATTCCCAGGCTGCAATCAGGACGGCGCACACGGCAAGGCAACCCAGGAGCTTGAGCGCCCAGGCAGGGATTGAGAACGGCATCGCGGTCACCTTGTGAGGAAAAAGAACCAGTCGGCGCCCGCCGCCAGGCCGAAGCCGATCAAGGCCCAGCCGACAGGGCTGAACAGCCGGAGAAGCTCAGAGAACTTCACGCCAAGGCCCCGACGCGTGTCCGCAGCCAGCCGTAGAGGAAGTCCTCGTTCTTCGGCCGCCCCTCGGCGAGACTGACGTAGCGAGCGCCCTGGAGGGCATCCAGACCCTTCAGCAGCACCGCCTCGCCCTCATCCCCACGGCGGGCCAGATACTGGCCCAGCGCCCGCATGGTGGCCGGTCCTATGTCGCCGTCGACCTTGATGTCGGCGAAGTCCTTGCCCTGGCGATTGAGGCCATTGAGGAGGCGCTGAAGGAACTCTGTCGCGACCCCCGGCCCCATGTTCACACCGGTGTCGAAAAGCTCTTCCGCGATCTGCGGAGACAGCCCAGCCACGGCGTCGAACCCTGGACCAGACCAATACTGCCGGCGGTAGATCTCGACGGCCGAGGAACGCGGCATAGAACGCATCGGCCCTGCGTAACCGAACCGGCGCGCGACGGCCGCCGTGACGCCCCAGATCGTCTCGCCGCCCCGATCGCTGGGATGGTTCGCATAGCCGCCCTCGCGGCCGATCAACGGGTCAACGAGGCGCTCAAACAGTTCGGTCATTTCCGGCCTCCGAAGGTTGGGTGGAATTGTCGGCCGGCGTCTCGACAGTAACGGTCGCCGGCGGCGGCACGCTGATCGAGCCGGGCGGCGGGGCGTTCGCCTTGGCCATCTCGTTCACCGTGTCGATCGCGCCCGTGGTGGCCTTGGAGCCGCCCCACAGGAAGGCGCAAACCAGTCCGAAGGCCCCGCTGCCCAGCAGCAACGTAGCGATGGTTTTGAAAAGCTCGCTTTCGCTGACCGCCGGGATGAATGCGATCAGGGTCACGACGTAGAAGACGAGCAGGAACATCCCAAGCGTCGCCCACGCGCGCAGGTCCGGCCAATTAGGCGGTGTCATGGGAGTTTGTCTTTCATGCTGGCGCCGGCGACGGCCGCCGCGCCTAGGGCGAGGAGCCAAGGCGCGACCCTGGCCAACCACGAGAAAAAGCTGGCGATCCCGACGACCTTGTTGCGGTCCGCCTCCAGAACCTCGAGCCGGGCTTCGAGGCGCTTCTCCAGGTCGGCCGCGTCGGTGCGAACCTTCGTGTAAGCGGCAGAGAAGTCAGTACGGATCGCCTCGACCTGGGTGCGCACGTCGCCCCGGTGTTCAGCCAGGCGCGCGACGATGTTTTGCTCGTTGAGCTTGGCGGCCGTCTCGCGGCCGAGATCTCGGGCTTCGCGGGCGTCCTTCGAGACGGCCTCGACCCAGCCGGACAGGGACTCGAACTGAGCCCGCTGTTCGGCCTGACCCGAGAGCACCTGTCGGAGGAGAGCTTCAGCGCTTTCAGGCATGGGGATACATCGGGCGTTCGCTCCGTCCGAAGAGGCGGCAGTGATAGGAGGTGGAGCCCGGCCTTAGGCCTGCGGGACGGCCAGTACAGCGGCGAGGAACGCATCGGATTCCGCCGGCGTCTTGAAGTCGATCGACACGCGGCCCTTGGTCTTCAAGGGCTCCCTTTTGACCACAGTCCGACGAGCGAGGATCTCGCGCAGCTCGTCACGAGGCGGCGGCTCCGGCGGGTTGTCAGGCTGCCCCGGCGTCGCTCGAAATTCGCCCGCCCAGGCCTCTCGCACCGCCGACAGCACTTCGGCCGACGCGACCGCGATAGGGCGAAGCACGTTGTAGGAATAGCGCCCGCCCTCGGCGGCCTTGGCCACAGTCCCATAGGTGTCGGGCATTTCATTTCCCACGACCACGACATCGCAGCCGGTCCGCAGCAACAGGCTCGGCCCCTGCTTTGGCGTCCCGCTGGTCTGCAACATCACATTGTCGCGGACGACGCCGTGCACCTGCTCTAAGGCGACCCCTTGAGCGTTGCCGTTGAGGATGACGTTGGCCTCGATCACCACGCCGGCGAAGCCCAGGCCGTTGCGGTTGTCATCGAAGTAGATCCCCAGGATCGCGTCCCCCTCGCCCTGGTCGATCAGGTTGTCGCGGATGACGATATCGGTGGAGGGGCCGGTCTGCTTCGCAGGCACGGTCCAGAGGTGGATGAAGTCGCCATGATCACCCGAGCCGCCGAATTTCCAGGGTCGGGCCTTGGTCAGGCGATTTTCTGCGATCAGCGCCGTGCTCACATTGCCGCCCACGATCGTGCTGGTGCGAACGTCGTGGACGTCGTTCCCCACGATCGCCAACCCAGCAACGTTCGAAAGGACGACGCCCTTGTGGAAGTTCGAGATCTCCAACCCGCGCACCCGGACCTCGGCCGAGTTCTCGATCGTCAGGCCACGCCCGATCGGCAGACCTAGAATGGCGTCGCCCGGCCGGGGGTCGGTCGGCAGGACGTCCTGCGAGACGCCCGCGACGGCTAAGCCCCCGGAGATCTTGCCGCCGGAAATGGTGACGCCCTTGGAGCTGCTGACGCGCAGCGCCGAGGTTGAGGACACGGACGCTTCATCGGGCGTGAAGTCGATCACGACGCCGCGCAGCTCGACGTCCGTGCACTCCGAAAGCACTAGGGTGCGGAACCGCGCACTGGCTGCATCGAGCGTCAGTCCGCTGATACGCCGGATGGTGCGGTCGCCATAATCGCCGGCCGGGATGACCAGGGTGTCGCCGCTCTTGGCGGCCTTCAGTGCGGATGCGAGATCGAACATCAGACCGTCCTTTCATAGGCGCCGGCCGCGCCGGTGCCGTCGTTCTTGCGGGCGACCCCCGCCAGGTCGAATTTCCGGTAGGCCCTGCCGGCGGCCACACGGCCGTAGGCGGGGTTCGACGGCCCGGTGAGGCGATAGTCGCCAAAGCCCGCCGCGCCGCTCGTGCCAGCCTTGTTGTCGGCGTAGGGGATGGCGCCGACGTTCACGGCGCTCAGCGGGTCGATGGCCCGGCGGAAATACTCCGAGCCGTCGATCGTCACGGGTCTGTTGAGGCTCATGACGTTGCCCTCGCAATCGACGTTGTAGGTGATCGCCGCGTTGCCGACGTTCCCCAGGACGCCGCCCGAGTTGTAGTAGGAGAAGTAGTCGCTCTTGGTGGCGAAGCGGCCGGACAGGCAGCTCCGCAGTACGACGTCCGAGATCTTGCCAAGCGTGGCCGACACGTCGTTGTAGCCGTGGTTGAAGCGCCCGACGTCAGCGGTGTGGTCCCCGGCCGCGTGGGGGATGGTCAGGCCGAAAGTCAGGACATTGTTGACGTTCGCCGTGGCGCCGCTGGCGCTGATCCCGAAGTCCTGGCCGCTGATGAACTCGATGACGGATTGCGTTATGGCGAACCCGCGCGAGATCTCGAAGGCGGACCCGAGGATATTCATGGTCACGCCAATGGCGAAGAACTTGCAGTTATCGATGATCCCGCCGTCGTTCGTGCTTTGCGACGTAATCGATGGCGTGCCGAGGACGAACCTCCCCGATAGCCCGACCGCCATGTACGCGACGACAGCAACCGACTGAGTGCTGGCGGCGTCGCCGTAGGTGATCCCGATCGCCTGGGCGCAGCGCATGCCGCTGGTCCCGTGGGTCGCCAGCGCCGGGACGTTCTGGCCGCCCGCAATCGGGTAGAGGATGTTGCGCTGGTAGACGAGGCCGGCGCTGATCAGCCAGGGGTTCGTCGCCCCGGCCGTCAGGGTGACGGTCGCGTCCATGGCACTGAGCATCTTCGATGAGCCCTGCGCGGTGTCGTTGCAGGACAGCGCGCCGGTCGCCCCGGTCTTGTCGACGTCGCAGCGCAGCCGGAACAGGCCACCGTCGACACGGCGCGAAGCCGTCATGGCGTAGAAGGCGCGGCCGGTGTTGGCCGGGTCGGGGCGGACATCGATCCAGCAGGTTCCGGCGGCTTCGGTGACGGTCCCCGTCAGCTCGTGACCCTGGGCGGCTCCGGCGTTGTCCATCAGGTAGACGGTCGCGCCGCCATAGTCGTTGTGGGCGACCGTGTGACCGCCGCCGACCGTGTTGTTCCACGCCGCAATAGCCGTGATGGCCGCGTTGATGGTCGGGAAAGGCGCAGCACGGGCGGTGGCGATGGAGGCCGAAACGGTCCCTCCGACAGCCCCGGTCTTTACGCAAGCGATGGCCCCGCCATAGCCGCCGGTCTTGTCGTTCACGAACCGCAGCGGCGTGCAGGGCTGCGGCGTCGGCCACGCCGCGCCGTTGACCGAGAGCTGATAGAGCGTGCCGATCCACGGATAGACCTTGGCGTCGACCGTGCAGACAGTGGCGGCCCCGGCCTGGTCCAGGGCAGCGGTCGAGACCGTCGCTTTGAACACCTCGGCAATCGCTTCGCGCGCTTGGATCGACGACAGCTCAGGCGCGGTTGAAAATACGCTGGGCGAGACATGCGCCCCGTCGGTCGCAAAGAACTCCACCCCGGCGACGGCCTGGCCGTTCATGGCGTGGCGGTGCGTCAGGTGCAGCTCGACCCCGTAGGTCCCGCCGGCGGCCCGCTCGTGCGGCTGGTTCATGAAGCCGAGAACCGGGTCCTGATAGTTCCGCGTCGAACTGTTGATGACGTTCACGACCGCGCCGGCCGCCGCGTTCCCATAGAAGCCGGGGGCGACCTGGACACCGACAATGGTGGAGCCGGCGTAGATGCTTCCAGGGCAGCTCAGGAAGTAGTCGACCTCGGACGCGACCTCCGGCGGGGCGACTGCGCCGGCGACCATCGTCAGCGGCGCAGCCTGGTTCGGAGCCTGACGACGCACGACGGCGGTCGGGACCATGTAGCGGGTCCGGGTCACCGGCGTGATTACCCCGCCGGCATTATCGAAGCCCGGATCTTGGACGGTCAGCAGGAACTTCGACGGGTCGGGTGCCGCGCCCGGCAGGGCGACCACGCGCACGCGGCCGAGCCAGCGGTTCCCGTCGATCCCGTAGGCGGGCGAACCCGCAGGATCAAGGGAAGTTACGCCCATGACCTCGAAGGCCAGAACGTCGGACGGATCTGCCGGCGGCGCCGAAGGGGCGGCGTGCTGCATCATCGTCAGGCCAAGGCCGAGCCCAAGCGAAACCATCGTCAATACCTCACGGTGAGAACAGGGGGAGCCAGCGCGGGGCTAGGCCGAAATGACCGCGAGCTTCTCGCCAACGGCGGTGACGGCGAACTCTCTCGACTGCCCAGCGAGCAGCAGGCGCCCCGCGCCGCTCGCCGCGACAGGCTCAGCCCCGAACGCCACGAAGACGTCACCGCCCGTGACGGTGATCGACCAGACCTCGCCCACCTGGCCCACCATCTGAGCGGCGGCGGACGCCGGCGTGGAGACCAATGTCTCAGCCGCACGAGGAACCGAGGAAAGCACCGGCAGGGTCGAGCCGGTGTCGGCGCGCGCGCTGACACGGCCCAGCGTGACGTGAACAGTCGCCAAGGCAGTTCTCCAGATTTTCAGGGCAGGAAGAGGGGGCGAACGCCGTTCGCCTCGCGAACCGGGTTCGCGGGATTATTTCAGGCCGATGACGCCTGCGGTGCAGGTCGCACCCTTGCGGATGGCGCGCATCGCAAACTGCATGCCGGCGGTCACCGGGATCGGCTCGCCCGTGTTGAGGGTTCCGTCTTCGAGTTCGAGCACCAGGTTGCCGGGGCCGTAGATCAACACCGCCCGCACGGGCACGGCGAGTGCAGGCGCGCCCGATGCCGGCAAGGCGACCCAGCCCCGGCCGCTCTGGTTTTCGAGGATCGCAGCCACGTCCTCCGGCGAGAACGCCACGGGCAGGCTATCCTCACGCGGCTTTTGGCCCTTCAGCTCGGCTCCGGTCGCGTCGTTCAGCGCGAAGCGGGAGATCTCCCGGTCTTCGGCGCCGAAGGTGAAACGATACGTGGCGACTTTGTACGCGCCAGTACCTGGCGTGAGTGGGACAAATGATTCCGACATGGCGCAGGGCGCTCCGGTCTAGGTTTGAAAGACGAACGAGCGGCGGGCCTCAGCCCTCCCAGCCCGCCTCGATGTCAATGAGGTCGAAGGCTTCCGCGTCATCAGCCGCCACAGCTTGCCGGGCACGGGACTTCAGCACCCCGCCCTTGAAGAGATAGCCGGCGTTCCGCGCGAACATCGCCGAGGTCACGACCAGGACGTCGCCGGCCGTCGTCTGGACGTTGAAGTTGTCCTCGGCGCGCATGGGCAGCAGCGTGTCGGGTTGGCTCGCCATCCCAGCGACCATCGCCTGCGCTTGGAGATCGCCCCAGTTCGCCCGATCCCCTGGACGCATCTGCAAACGACGGATGCCGGCCGGCAGTTCGTTGTCGAAGTCGTCGATCGCGAGCAGATCGCCAAAGTCGTATTCAAAGTCGGCCTGCTGCAACTCGTCACGCTTCGTGTCGATCTCGCGCAGCAGAGCGTCCAGGCGGGCGGCGAGCGGGATCTCGGCGGTGACGTATCGGTATTTAGGTGAACCAGCGTTATCGAAGATCTCTAGCTCACCCACAGCGCGGCCCGGAGCGGGCGAGTCCGGCGCCGCGATCGGCTTGATGCCTAGCGCCGCGCGCTGAGACGGCGTCGCCAGTTCGACCCACCCATGCGGATAGGGCATGTCATAGGTCACGACCTTGGTCGGACCGCCGGGCAGATCAGGGTCAACCAAGATCTCGCTAGAGCCGCCGCTTTCGACGGTGAAGGCGCCGTTGATGAGCACCCAAGCGCCGTCGATCTTCCGTGCATAGTCGGGCATGTGTCGTCTCTAGTTGAGGTTGCCGAATGAGAAGCTGGCGGAAACCCAGCACGCCGTTTGCACGCCTCGCGAGTCGGTCACGAGGCACTGGAACGTCCCGTAGAAATCCCCATCCTCGGCCGTGCTGTAGCTAAAGCTGCCCCCAGCCCCGCCGCCACCAGAGCCGACGCCGCCAGCACGTGACCAGGCGTAGCTGTAGGGACCCACGCCCCCCGAAACGATAATTGACGTCGACCCCGTGTTGCAGGTGTTGCTCAGCGTGTAGCCCGAAACCGAGGCCGGGCTGGCGTAAGCGCTGAGCGGCGAGGGCGCCGTTCCCAAGTTCCGCAGCATGACCGAGCAGCTTGCGGACTCCGATTGCCCGATCGCATCGGTGACCGTGACGGTCGCTGAGCCCAGGACGCCCCCCTGCGGGGCGAGCGCACGGGAGAAGCTGCGCGAGGCGCCGCTGCCCGACATGCTGAAGTCGCCACTATAGCTCCAGGAGTAGGAGTAAGGCGGGACCCCGCCCGACGCTGAAACGCTGGTGCTTCCCGACACGGTGACGGTTGAGGATGAGACCTGCGTGCCGTCAACGTTGCCGGGTCCGCTGATCGACAGCGACGGATAGTCCCGGCGAAGATTGATCGTGACATTCCCCGTGGAGAGCGTCTCGCCGGTGATCGCGTCTCTCACCGTGGCCCGCCACACGGCTGAGCGGCTTTCGCCCGCGCCGAGGCCGGTGGCCTGGAACGAAGTCGCCGCGGAATTTGGCGAGGTGGCGACAATGCTGGCGTTGCCGCTTACATAGCCCCAGGCCGTGACGACCTGGCCCGAGCCGCCGGTCTTGGTCGCCGTGACGGAGCCAGAAGTCACGGTCGAGCTGGTGCTTGAGCCGGCGACCGTCGCCGTGGAGAGGCCCACGGTGAGCGCAGGATACGCGGTCCCCAGCAGCATCGCCGTCGAGATGAAGGACATCAGAGGTTCTTGAACTGAGCGTCGATGATGATGGCCGGCGAGATCGCCAGGACTTCACCACGCATGACGCTGATCGCGTTTGCGGTCCCGTTCAGCACCGGAGCGCCGACAAGCTGTCCGAACTTGAAGTTGGCCGGAAAGACCACGGTTGCAGCGCCGCCGCCGGCGGGCTGCTGGTATTGAGCGGTGATGATGTCCCCGACCTTCAAGCCGCTTGGCAGGGCCTCTGTGTGGCTTCCCGAGCTGAGCACCGTCGAGATCTTATAGCCGAGCGCCAAGACGTCCCAGGCAAGGGCCGAGGCGTTCGGCCGCGCGCGATACTCGTTGGCCGACTTGATCGTGGCGGCGGTGACCGCCTTGGTGTTGTCGACGCCGGCCCACAGGTCAACCACGGCCGCGACCGGGATCGAGCCCGGCGCCGAAAGGGCGACCATCCAGTTCGAATAGGGGCCCGCACCGCCTGGGACGCTTTCGATATCCACGACCAGCGCGCCGGTCGCAGGGTCATAGCTCTGGATGGGACCCACCATCCGCTTTGTGCCGTCGCCCCTGACGGCGATCGAGACCGTCTGCCCCTCGCGAAGTGCCTTGCCGGTCTGGATCGCCAGGGCCTTGAGGCCCGTGGTGAGCGTTAGCGGCGTAATGCTGGTCGCGCTTGTGCCGGGTGCATTGACGGCCGAGATCGCGAAAGCCTCGGTTTGGTTGCGCAGCGCGGTCACAGAATTCAGCGCCTGCATCACCTGGCCGGCGGCAGTAGTGACGCCATCGGACAGCGCCTGCATGGCCGCCCCAGCGGCGTTGACGATCAGTGCCCACGGGTTCAGCGAGGGCAGGAAGGCGTCGACCTTGGCGTTGAACACTTCGGGCCGGTCATTGCGCGACGGCCAAGGCGTCAGCGGAGGAATCGTCGGAACGGGCATTAGGCCGCCTCAAGCTGAAGATTGCCCAACGACAAGGTCGGGTAAGGAACGGCGATCCTGAAGTCTCGGTAGAACCCGAAGATCACCATGGAGGCGTATTGTTCGGACGCGACCCACACGAGGAGCTTGGCCCGGTACTGCGCCATCAGGTCGTAGAAGCGGTCGACGAAGCCGGGCTCGACCCAGAGGGCGAAGTTGCCGCGCCGGCTGTAGGCCCGCTCCTGAAGCGTCACGTTGTTGAAGACGTCGCGCTGCTTGATGCTGGCGTCGATGATCGACAGCTCGGGGTTCCACTGGGTCCGGCCCAAATAGTGGAAGACCCCCACAACCAAGGCGCCGGCCCGAGGCGAGAACCCTTCGTCCATGAGCGTGACACTCAACTGAGCGCCGGCGTAGGGCGGGAGCCCCTCAATCACCTGATAGGTCTTGCGGCGGATCGGCTCGAAGAACCATTGCCAGGGCGTGTTGATCCCTGAGTTGTCGACAAGACTGATCGTTTCATCGAACACCACGCCATCGACCTGGTCGGTCATCGTCACGCGCACGCTCGCCGCCTCGATCTGCATGAGCGCGGCGGCGTTCACGCGCCCCTGCGGGTTTAGAACGGTCGTGATGGCGTTGGGCGCAGCAGTCTGCGACCCCACCCCGTCGTCGAACATCCGCCAGCGATTGGTCAGACCGGCCTCGATCCACCAGGCCTTGTCCGTCAGCGCCTTCCCGACATTTCCGGCCTGAATCGAGAGGAACACCTTGTGGGCGTCCACGCCGGTTCCGCGCGCAATCGCGTCTTTCGCGTAGGTGGTCGCCGCGTTGTAGACCGGCTCATCCTCGGGAACGCTTGACACCAGCAGCGGCGTGCCGACGTCCGCCGCTCGCGTCACCGCCGCTGCGGTCGTGGCGATGTACGAGCTGCATCCGCCCACCTCGATCTGAGCGCCCCACGCCTCGATCCCTGCCAGGCCGTCGCCGGCGAACGTCGCCACCCCGTCCCCGACCCAGAGGAAGACTTGATAGTCGGTGACGCCGGCGACGGAGCCTTCCAGCTCAAGCCGGAACCAACCGGCGGAAAGGGTGATGAGGCGAGCATCGACTAAGGTCGAGCCCGCACCAAATCCGCCCGCCACCGGAATGTCGGCGTTGGCTAGATCCACGGTCATTTCGAAGCCTTCAGCCTCGCCGGCCGGAGCGCAGCGAAGCACCGCGAAGGCGGCCCCAGCGGCGCGCAGGAAGATCGAGCACCCGACTGTGGCGCCGGCGGCAACCGCTGCCGAAGCGGCGCGCGAGATCCGGTGATCAGCGGTGTCCACGGCGCTCGGGAGTATCTTATCGGCGGTCGCGGTCCCGTCGGGCGCGACGCTGTTGTTGGCGGCGATCGTGACTTCCGTCGCGGTCCAGCCGGTCAGATCCTGACTTTGCACCATCAGGTTCGTCGCGGCAGGCTCCGCGAGGAACTCGGGAGCCGCCGCCGGCGTGATCGCCACACCCGGCAAGGGCGCCGTGGGCAGCAGCAGCGAAGGCCCGGCAAGCCAGCCGGAGGGTGCGTAGCTGCGATACTCACGCGGATAGTTCAGCCTGGGCTCGTTGACGGGCGCGAAGGCCAGGCCGCCGAGGCGCGTGTAGTGGCTGGCGATCGACGCACGGCTAAACGCCGCCGTGTCATCGATCGTCAGGGGTTCAATGAACTTCATCAGGCCACCTTCGTCAGGACGGGAGAACCGGGCAGCTCGCCCCGCACCGGCCAGCCTTCGAGTTCGGCGCGTTGGAAGTGGCTCTCGATCCGACTGTTCGAGAGCGCCAGCGACTGCACGGCCGGCACGAGTTCAGAGCGGAGCTGGCGAACCGCGTTCGCGGTGTCGTCGCCCTTGCCTGGTCGCGAGACCTGGACCATCTCGCCCGGCGTCGCGCGGAACTGCATGAGCTGGCTGTCGATCCCGCCCGAGCCGCCGACCTTGAAGCTGCCGCCGGTGGCGAAGCCGACAATCCGCTCAGTCTGACCGAAGGCTCCGAGGATGTGGCGCGCGATGGCCTTGGTCTGCTCATCCTGTTGGATGATCCAGGCCTGCCAGCCGCCGGCGCCGAAGTCGCCCTTGAAGCCGGTGGCCGCCGCCAGCGCCGAGTTGGAGGCAGGGTTGAGCCCGAGCTGCTGTCCGCTCCCCCTGCCCTCAAGCGCCTTGGCGAGGTTCGCCATGGCCTCGCCGACCGACAGCACCGCCTCAGTGGTTTCAAGCTGGCCGGCGACCTGGGCGTCGAGCGCGGCGAGCTGCTGCTCGGCGATGCTCGCTTGGCGACCCGCCGTGCCCTTAGCACCCTCGACCGCGTTGAGGACGGCGCCGATGACCTTCAGGTGATCCAGCAGCTCCGGTTGGAAGTCGAGCGAGGCTTGCACATAGGCGTCGCCGACCCGTTCAAGGTCCGCAAAGGCCGCGTCGTTGCCGAGTTGGGCCAGGGCGGAGACGCGCGCGAACTCGCTCTCAGCCGCCGCGAACCGATCACCTGGCGAAGCGAAACTCAGGGCGTCACCGCGCAACCGTTCGCCGTAGGAACGCAGATCCGACTCGATCGAGCGGAGCTTGCTGGCCGCCGCCTGAAGCGGGGTGGCGGTCTTTTGATAGGCCGCCTGCAAAGCCGAGCGGGCCTTATCGACAGCCGCCTCGCGATCGGCCGCTTGGCTGAGCTGGCCGGCGTACTGCGCGACCACCTGGCCCAATTCCAGCCCTTCGAGCTGAGTGAGCTGTTCGGCAATCGCGGCGAACTGCTGTGCAGTGAGCAGGCCAGTGTCGAGTTGCTTCTGGATCTCGGCGCGGCGGGCCTGCTGATCCCCGACCAGCGACTTGGTGTCGAACGCCGCCGGGTCCATCAGCTTCAGGATCTGGTCGGAGATCGTCTTCGGAATGAGCTGCGCCTGGGCGAAGCTTTGGAGACCGGTGGCGATCTCATCGAACCCTTTGCCGGCTGCCAGCATGGAGGTGACGAGGGTCTTTTGCGCTTCGTCCGTGAACGTCGCGCCGGCGAGCACCGCCTTGAGCGCAGCCTCGGCCGCCGCCGCCGGATCGCCGACCGCCGTCCGCAGTTCCTGTCCGCTCGACAGGAAGACGTGGGTCAGGTCGCGCGTGCCGATATCGATCTGACGCACGGTCGTGCCGAGCGAGATCCCGAACGCGCGGAGCGCATCCTGGCCGGCGGCCACGGCGTCGGCCGCCGCGCTCGCCGCAGAGGTCGTCTCGTCAGTGCGCTTGTTGCCCGAGACGCTGTAGCCGGCCCCGTCGAAGGTCGCCAATGCCGCGTTGTTGGAGGGCTTACTCTTGAGCAGCATCGAGCCCAGGCCGGCGATGATCCCGACCGGACCCAGCACGCCGAGCAGCGGAGCCAGAGCCGCACCCATGGACGTCGCGACGCCGCCAAGCGCGCCGCCGATCGAGCTGGCCAGCCCGCCGATCGCCGAACCGATTCCACCCGTCATCCCGCCGAGCGCCGTGCCGATCTTGCCGACGACGCCGCCAATGCCGCTACCGAGCGAGCCGAGGGCTCCAGTGATCCCCGACCAAGCCTTGCCCAGCCCGCCGCCGAGCGAACCCCCGATCTTGCCGAGGATCGAGCCGAGCCCGCCCTCGCCGCCGAACAGCCCACCGAGCCCGCCCGACTTCTTGAGGGCGCCCATGATGCCCTCCCAGTTGTCGGCCATATCGAACAGGAACCGCTTCCAGTTGACCTTCCCGGTGCTGATCCATTCCTGGAACATGCCCTTGAAGCTGGTCCCCATCCGGCCCAGGCTGTCGGTCCAGACCTTCTCGCGTTCCTCGACGGCCTCCTCCCAGGCTTCGTTGGCGCCCTCCCAGGGGCGGGTGATGTCCTCGCCGGTCCCCACGGGCTTGGTTTTGCTTGGCTTGACCTCAACCTCGAACATCCGGTCGACAGCAGCGCTGAACTCGCCGTCCCGCATCCTGCCTTCTGCGACCATCTTCCGCAGCTCAAGCATCTTCGCGTTCAGATCGCGGATGGTGCGCTCACTGTCGGTGAGCAGACCCTCCATGATCGAGGCGACGTCGCTCCGAAGAGTCTCGAAGGCTTCAGTCGCCGCTTTGGTCGCACCCTTCGCCGGCTTCACCATGCCGGCGTCCAGCTTTGCCATCCACGACGCCACGCCCTCGACCATGTCGGGCACGTAGGAATGGCCAACGACGCGGTCGTAGAGGTCGAAGAAGGCGTCCCCGACTTCCTTGACCTTCGACTTCACGCCTTCGAACACGCGCGGCAGCATCGTGCCGAACCACGTCCTCACGCCTTCATAGGTCGCCTTCACCCACTGAACGACTTCGGGCAGCAGGGTCGAGACAGCGTTCACAATCCCCTTGAGCGCCGCGAAGATCGCCTCGCCCACATAGGTCCAAGCCCCTGCAAAATCGCCACGGAGTAAGGCCCCGATCGCCTTCAGCACATTGGTGATGACGTTGACCGCGCCGGTGATCAGATCGACGGCGGCGCCGAACACGCGCGCGATCTGCTCGCCGTAATACTGAAGCGCGACCGCGCCCGGCGCGCCTTGGCCGAATGCGGCGGCAAAGGCCGCGCTGAGCGTGCCGACCAGGCCGACCACGGCCTCGAACAGCGGCTGGATCTTAGGCCCCAGGATCTCAGCGACACGTTGGCCGAAGTCCTGGAGGGCCGGAATGATGGTGTCGCCGAACACGGCGAATGCGACCGCGACGCCGGCGATGGCGCCGACGATCGGCAAGGTCACAGGCGCGGTCAGCAGGCCGAGCAGCGTGCCGAACGAGCCGACCACGGCGCCGGCGATCATGACCAGCGGGCCGATGGCGGCGGCGACCGCGCCGGCGATTGTCGCCAGCTTAAGCAGTTCGGGATTGGTGGCCGACACCTTGTCGATAAAGCCGGAAAGGCCGGTCACCAGCTTGGTCATGAAGTCCAGCAGGCCGGACTTGCCGATGGCGATCCCCAGCTCTTCGAGCGAGCCCTTGAGCTGTTCCATCTGGCCAGCGAACCCGGTCATGCGCTGGGCGCTCTGGGCGGCGGCGTCGGTCTCGGCGATCTTGACTTTCAGGCTCTCGATGCCGTCGGCGCCCTGGTCCATGAGCCCGATCGCCGTCCGCATGGCGTCGGTGCCGAAGATCTTGGTCAGCGCCTCGTTCTTGGCTTCCTCGGATAGACCGCCGAGCTGCGTGCGCAGCATTTCGGCGATGTCAGCCATGTCCTTCATCGCGCCATTGGCGTCGAAGAACGTCAGCCCATAGGCGTCCATGGCTTCCGCCGCGCCCTTGGTCTTCGGGACCAGAGTCGTCAGGAAGGTCTTGAAGCTCGTGCCCGCGTCCGAGCCGGACGAGAACAGCGACGAGGTGCCGGCGAGCACCGCGTTGAAGTCCTCGAAGCTGACGCCGAGACCAGCGGCCACGCCGCCGGCTTGACCAATCGCAAGCGTGAAATCTTGGAAGTCGAGTTTGGACTCGTTCACCGCGCCGGTGATCTGATTGACCACGCCGGGAAGCTGCGCCGCCGTCAGCTTGAACTGCTGCATGGAGTCGCTGATCGCCGAGGCGGCCGGGTCGAGTTCGCTGCCAGCGGCGGCGGCCAGGTCGACGGTCGCCTTCGCGGCGCCGCCCAGGATCTCAGCCACGCCCAGGCCGGTCTTGGCCAGCATGTCCATGGCGTCGGCGGCTTCACTGGCCGAGAACACCGTCGACTTGCCGATCTCGCGGGCGCTGGCCTCAAGCGCGCTCATCTCCGCGCCCGCCGCCTTGGTGGAGATCCCCACCTTGATCATCGCGGACTCGAAGTCGGCAGAGGCCTTCAGAGCGCCCACGCCGAAAGCCAGCAGCGGCGCCGTGACGCCGACCGTCATGCTCTGGCCGATACCCTGGAGCTGCGATCCGATCTGCTCGAACTGACGGCCCGCCTTCCTCAACTGCGCCTGGGCGTCCTTCAGCCCATTGGTGAAGGCGGCGCTGTCCAGGCCCAGCACTACGCGCAGCGCGCCGATGGTCGATGGGCCAGACATGGCGTCTCCCGTGCTAGAAGACCGACTCATGTGCGCGGGGAGGCGACCATGAGAGCAGTGCTGTTGGTGTTGGGGTTCTTGGCGGCGGCGAGCTGCGCCAGCGCCGAAGTGCGGATCTCGGCGTTCACGCCGGCGATGACGAAGAACGCGGTTGCTGCCGCAAAGGCAGTGCGCGGCCAGTTCAACCGCGAAATGCTGGATTACCCCTCAGCCCGCTTCCGGGACGTCAGGGCAATTCAAGCTCCTATTGGAGCTTCGATCCTGTTTTGCGGATACGTGAACGGCAAGAACCGGATGGGTGCTTTTTCGGGCTGGAAGGAATTCGCAGCCGTCGGCGCGGACGATCCGAGTGTGAATGTCCGCCCCGCCGATGACATCATGGTGGACGCCATGTGCAGCGGCGGGAGCGGCACTCAAGACACCCGCGACTACTCCGCGGATCTTATACACCGGTGAGCGCGCCGCGCTGAGCGTCGGCCGACCGCATGATCAGATACCAGCGGTCAAAGACCGCCTCCATCTGCTCTTCGGTTTGCTCCGGGACTGGCGGCTTATCGCCGTCAGTCCCTACGAACTGCGCATAGCTCGGGAAGTGCTTGAGACGAGGAAGCCGGGCAATCTGCCAGGCCAACTCGCGCTGATCCCGAGCCCGGCGGCGGCGAGCCCTCGCCTTCCCTTCGATCGCGATCTGAAGAAGGTAAGGGGTCTGCCGCCAATACTCGTCCGTCGTTCCGAGTTCTAGCTCGTGCCAGGTTCGGAGGAGTTCGATCCAGTCCCAGCCCTCGCCGCCGGCTTCGGAGGGCGGACGGCGCCGTCCCCCTCGTCACCCTCCGCAGCTTTCGGGAACGCGGACTTGAACCCGATCATGACGACGTTGAGAACGTCGACCATGCCCACGCTCATGACCATGTCGCCGGCGGCTTCGAGGGTCACGTCTTCATGGTGTCGGCGCAAGCCAGCCCACAACAGCGCACGAACGACGCCCAGGCGGGGGGAGCCGTTGATCGTGGTCATGACCTCGATCACGCTTCGATCGAGCTTGTCCTCCATCGCGCAGAGCGCGTTGACGTCATAGACCAGCTTGTAGGTCTCCTCTCCATCTTGGAGGGAGACCTCACCTTTCATCGGATTAGTCATGGAAGTTCCGGTTAGGCGCGAACGATCGCGCCGGCGACGCGCAGCGTCAGGGTGGCGGTTTGGACTTCGCCGGGCTGAATTTCATCGGGCACGTAGCCCTTCACGAACGCGGGGAACGTCCGGGTGCGCAGGTTGCGGAAGGTGATCCGCACCTGGCGCGTGTCGCCCACGCCACGCCAATCGGCGATGTAGTCGTCGGTTTCCGAACCCTCGATGTGGTTCATGGTCATCGACATGTCGCCGGGGTCGATCATCCCCTGCACGAACTCTTTGGTGTTGTTCGGGCTTTCGAGGTGGGTCGCTTCCGGCTCGTCCACGCTCTCGTTCGGCGGGGTGACGCCCCGAAGTTCGTTGAGCTTTGTCCAAGTCGCACCCCCGTCGGCGCTGACATGGACTTTCGTGCCGTAGCCGGTTGTGGCGTCGGTCATAGCTGCCTCCTTTAGGCTTTGAAGTGCCAGACCTGGGCGTCCAGGCTGACGAGGAAATCGTCGGCGACGGGCGACGCTTGCGGCCCGTCATCGGTGTCGGTGTCGTCGCGAAGGTCGCGGAGGAAGGCGCCATGGAAGGGCGATCTGGTCAGTCGGCCGAGCGCGGTGATGACCGCCTCGGAGAGCGCCAGGGCTTCGCTGTAAGTTTTGGCGCGGCAATCGAACTGCACGATGTACGGCGTCAGGCCGGACCGACCTTCGAGGGTGTATTGAGGCTGGCCGTGCACCCGGTGCATGACGACGGCCGGAAGCGGTGAGCCCTGCGGCCGGCGCTTCCAGAACAGTCGCCGCTCAACCAGCTCGGCGACCTCCGGGGCCGCATTCAACGCGGCCGTCAGGTCTCTTTGCACGGATCACCTTTTCGCCTTCAGGGCCTTGCGGCGGGCGCGGCCGGCGGCCTTGTCGATCTCGACGGCCAGCTCGTCCTTGACGATTTCGAGCGCAGGCTCGCGGGTCTCTTCCCAGGCCGGGCGCATAAAGGGCTGCGGCGGGTGGTTCCGGTTGCCGAACTCTTGCTGAACGGCCTGCGGATTGTTGCCGGGTCCGGCGAACACCTCGACGTCGGACTCGCGCCGATAGCCTCGCCGATTGATGTTGGAGCCGACCCCGCCGCTTTGCTCTAGATCCCAGTCGTCGTGTGGCGCTCGCCTGCGCCAAGCCGCATCCATCGGCCCAAGTCCGGCTCGGCCGGCGCGCCGCAGGACGCCCTTGGCCGCCGCCGGCGGCAGTTCTTCCAGGGCCTTGTCCAGCTCCTTGAAGCCTTCGACCTTGAACGTGCCCGGCCGCCCCTTCATGGCTCAGCCTCGGGCTCTTCGGTGGCGTCGGCCTCTCCGGCGGCGGTGACCTCGAAACCTTCGCGGCGGCCGATCTCTTTCTTGCCGCTGATCCCGTACGTGCGTCCTTCGTAGAGGATGCGGTCCTGGGCGGTGATGGTGGCCGCCAGCGCCGAGTACCGGATCAGGAACCGGGCGGTGATGTAGGCGCCGACCTGCTGAGCGCGGAGCCGCTCACCATCGCTGGCGGGTGTAACCCCGGCCCAGACAGTCGCGAGCGGCGCCCAGGTCTCGATCAACTCGTTCAGATCATTGGGCGCAGTCGTCGCCCGCAGGAAGGTGACGCGCCGATCGAGATCTCCAGCTTTCATGGCACTAGGCGTCGGCGCCGACGATGATGATCTCGTACGTGACGGGAGAGCCGGCGGCGCTGTTGGCGATGCGCAGCAGGTCCGCCGTGGCGGCAGTCACCGGCCAGCCGGCGGCGGTGCGGGTCGCCAGCACCAGCATGCCGCCCGGATCGATACTGAGCTTTTCCGTCGCGCCGCCGAACGGACCGACGAAGGCGTTGGCCGCTGCACCGCCAACGACGATCTTGTTGGTGTTGGCCGCAGCCGCGACGATGATGATGGCCTTGACGCGGGCGAAGTTGAGCACCGCGCCGAACGGGTCGAGGAGGCTCCCGACCAGGTCGAGATCCTCATTAGCGGACGCGGCCAGGGTGCGGCGATCGGCGAACATGAGGTTGGCCTGGCCGGCGCCGACGCCGGTCTTGTAGTCCAGCCGGCCGCCGCTTTCGACTTTGCCGACGATGTTGATCAGGTCACCTGGCGCGTCGAGGTTGCCGACGACCTGGGCGAGCACAGCAAGGTTCAGACCGTTCATGATGACGGTGTCCTTCAGGTTAGATTTTCGGGGGACCGGCGAACCGGGTTCGCGGGGTGCTGGCCTAGAACGACCAGACCCGGAAGGGTGCGAGCAGGTTCGCAACGGTCGTTGACATCTTAACTTCGGCCGACACAGCGCCGACGACGCTGGTTTCACGATGGGAATAGAGGTCGCCGGTCATCAAGAGGACGGCGGCGATGATCGGGTGAGGGATGGCCGGCGCAAGCGGGTCGCCAAGGGGCCGCGCGGCGTAACCGGCCCGATAGCGAATCGCGACTGAACCAGGGTGATCGCGAGTGATCGGCCAGCTCTCGCCATAGGCAGGAAAGAGCCAATCGCCCGATAGGGTGAGCGACGCGAGATCCAGCGTCTGGGACGCCCCATCCGGGTCGGCGTACTGCACTTCCTCCACGTCGATCACCGGCCCATAGAGGGCGATGGGGCCGGCGCCGAAGCTGGCCCGCCGAAGCTCCAGGCTCTGGGGGCCAATGCAGCGGCCAAGCCAGCCCTGGGGGCCGTCGATGTGCCCCACAGCCGCCGCCAGATAGGCCGCAACGAGGCCATCTTCATCGTTGTGGTCAATGCGCAGATGCGTCTTCGCCTTGGCCAGATCGACAATCGGCGGCGGCGGCGTGAGGACAACGACCGTCATGGCCTACTTGTTCTCGGGTGGCCGGTCGGCCTTGTTCTTGAGGCGCGGCGCTGCCTTGGTCGAGACCTTCCGCAACACGCCGCAATCGACCAGGTGCTTCGCGTCTCCCTCAGAGAGTTCGCGGGTGTCGCCGGGCTTGTAGTCCTTATCGCCCTGCATCTCGCGCAGGACCTCGTATTTGGCCATGGGGGGCCTCCCTAAAATGGGGAGCGGCCTTCGCCGCCCCCGCTGCAAGGCGTGCTTAGGTGATGCGGCCGAAGTCGCCGTAGACGAAGGCTTCGGGCCGGTAGACGGCGAGCGCCAGGCGCTCCTCCGCGAGGATCGTCACCAGGTTCTTGATGAAATCGTCCTCGTTCTCGGTCGCCACTTCGACGCGAGCCTGCCAACGGTCGAAGACCTGGGCGCCGAGCTTGAAGGCGCCGGTCAGGAACTTGTCGACCGAGATGGCCTGCGTCTGGACGACCGGGAGGCCCCACAGGGTCGGCGTGATCTGGCCCTGTGGATTGCCGATGATGTAGCGGCCTTCGCCATCCTTCAGCGTTTCGATCCACGCCCAGTCGATCGGGTTCATGACGTGACCCGTCGCCGGATACTCCGCCAGGACCGCCTGCAACATGGCGAGGCGCATCATGTCGATACTCGTCGGCGAGGTCAGGGCGATCGGCGCGGCGTAGGCGCTCGCCTGCGGGATGATGCCGAACAGGTTCTGGCCGGTCCCATCGCCGTTGAGCAACTGCGTCTCTTCCTTGAAGTCGAGGCCGTAGAGCAGTCGGCCGTCGATCATCGATCGCAGTTGGGGGATATCGCTCAAGACTTGGCGCGAGGCCTTCATCCAGTGCGCGATCACCTTGGCCGTCGTGCTCTTCAGATCGAGCTTGATGTCCGACCCCGGCTTGGCCGCGCCCTCCGCGACCATGCCGGCGCCATTGGTGAAGCCGGTCTCTTGGACGTACTCGAGCGCGTTGCCGTCCATTTGGCCCGGCGTGATCAGATCACGAACGGTCATGCGACGGCGAGGCAGCTCCAGAATGCCGGCAAGCCGAGTCGGGCGAATCGCGTCACCAACCGCCCCCGCCGTGTCCGTCGTGGCCGAGGTGAGCGTCGCCTTTGCCTGGAAATCGACGCGGCCCCGAGGCGTGGCTTGCTCAAGGAACGCCTTGACCTTCTCGTTTTCAACGAACTGCTCGCCCAGCGACTTGACTCGCGAGGCCTCGCCGGAGGGCTCTCGCGCCAGCTTCTGCTCCAGCTCGGCGAACTGCTCGCCGAGGCCGTTCATCTTCAGGAGCGCCTCGTCGGCGGTTTCCTTGGTTTTGGTGGCCAGCTCGCCCGACGACTTGGCTTCGGCGACCGCCTGCTCGGCGATCTCCTTCACCTTGTCAAAGGCCTTCTGATGTTCGGCCTTAATGTCCTTGGCCAGGTCGGCGACGGACTTTTGGCCCTGATCGTCGTCCGGGCCGAACGTGATCATGGGACCGCGGATCATCAAGCCCGCCGATGCAGAGCCGGCGAACATAGCGCGACTGGCCGAAACGATGGCGACAGCCGCCAGGGTGTGGCGAATGGTGTTCATGGTTGAGCCCTTTCCAGGCAATGAGGACGAAAGTGGTCAGCGACCGCGCAGCGCTTGAAGGAACGCCATCGCGTCATCCGCCTGGGCCTCGGGCTCCCCCCGAAGATGCGGCGTCGCCTTGCTCGCGATGGCGGCGGCAAGGCTCTTCGAGAATCCTGCGTCCCGCAGGTGCTCTTCGAATTGGCGGACCGTAGGCAGCTCGCCTTCGGCCAGGATGGATTTGACCGACTGGATGGTGGCCTTGTCGTTCGCCGGGAACGACACGATGCTCACCTCGCGCAGGTCGAGCTTTTTGAGCCGACGATTGTTTCCGTCAGGCTCGGCCGCCAGCTCGCGGTACCCGATGGAGAGACCACGGATCGCGCCGGCCTTGAGCATGATGTGCGCCTCGTCAGCTTGGCGAATTCCAAGCAGCAAACGGCCGACGCAGCGGAGGCCCTTATTGTCCTCCTCCATCTCTTCCCAGATGCCGATCGGGCGTTCGGTGTCGTGCTGCCAAAGCATCAGCGGCATCGTCTTCGCGCGAGCGTGGGCCTTGAGGCTGGCGGCGAAGGCGCCGGGCTCCACGATCTCGCCGTAGCTGTCGGCGTTGCCGAACATCGAGCCGTAGCCCGTGAACGATCCGTCCTCCCCGACCTCCTTGAGGTCGAGGGCAAAGGCTTTGGTGAGCAAGGAGGCCTCCTAGGTGGGGGGCGCCGGGGCGGCCACGGTCTGCACCTGGCCGGCCTGCGTGATGGGAACGTTCTGGATCTGCATGCGCGGCACTTCGCCGCCAGCGACGGGCGGTAGATTCTCGAAGGCGCGGACCTCGTTGATGGTCATCCACCCGTTGTTGAGAGCCGAGCCATAGAAGGCCGAGCGAGCGGCGCCATCGCCCCGCAGCAGGCCCTCGATGTTGAACTCGATGACGATGCCGTTCGCCCGATCAGCGGCCGTGAGAAGTTGCTTCATCGCCGCCTGCTCGATGCGGCGAAGGCGCCGACGCAGCGTGAACTTCTGGAAGCCCATGACCTGCTCGGTCAGGCCCGTTCCCCAGCTCGTCGTTTTCTCGGTGTGACCGATCATGAACGGCGGCACGCCGAAGAACCGGCAGACGTCCTCAACCGACATGCCACGCTGTTGCAGCATCTGCGCGTCGGCGGGCGTGATGGAGATCGCCTCAAGCTTCATGCCGCCTTCGGCGATGAAGGGCTTCCCGGTGTTCGCCGCGCCGACGTACTTGGCCTGAATGCCGGCCTCGGCGGTCGCCCGCTGCTCGGGCGTCAGGAACTTCTCAAACACGAACTGGACGAAGGGCCGCAGACCATTGCGGAAGGTGGCCCCCGAGGCCTTATCGATTGCGGTCGCCAGACCGAAAGCGTTCCGCCCGTAGCTCAGCGTCGATAGCCCGCCGAGCGGTGAGCCGCCGAAGCCGCGAACGTGGAAAATCTCTTCCTGTGGCACGTCCACGAAAGAGCGGCCGTTCTCAGTCCAGCTATAGGCGATGGCGCCCGACGACGTGCGCCGCGCGGCGACGTCCGCCGCGATCGGCGTGAGAGCGACGATACGCGTCCCGCTGCGGGTGATGCGGGCGTGCATATCGCCACGCAGCTCCAGCTTGACGCACCCGAACTCCCAGAAGTCGAGCGCGGTCTGATCGGCGTTCGGGCTGTCGTGCAGCAGCCGGTAAAGCGGATGGTCGTTCGCGACCGTACGCCCACCGCTCCGGTCCGTCCGGTAGACCATCAGCGGCAGCGACGCCATTGTGCCGGCAAGCAGATTGACGCACGCCCAGGCAGCGGAGATCGCCAGCACGCTGCGCTCGGTGACCGCCTCGCCCGACGGCGCAATCTGATCCTCGCTGAGCCAATGCCGCGGCTCGTGGATCGAAAGCACCCGCACCCAATCCGTGGCCTTCTTCAGCCAGTTCATGACGGGGAGCCCATGCTTTCGAGGTAGTCGTCGAGATCCACGTCGCCCTGCCCTTTCGTCGCGAGCCCGACCGCCATGACGCTGGCGACGATCCCGTCGATCTTTTCGCGGCTGCGCTTGCGAGCCGGCATGTAGTTGAGGTTCTCGTCGAACCGGACGACGACGTTCTGAGCCATCCAGCGCAGGACAGGATGATTGCCGTGGTCGAGCTGGCCCGCGTAGACGAGGCGCTCGAAGTGCTTGCTGGGCTCGCCCAAGGTCTGGATGCCTTGGCGCATTTCAACGAGGCGTCCATCGAGCTGCGGATTGTCCTCAAGGAGATCGGTGTAGAGCTTCCTGGCGTTCCAAGGGTCGAAGCCAATCTCCACCACGTCGAACTCGGCGACGCCCTGCTCGATAGCGCGCTTGACGTAGTTCTGGTCGACGTAGTCGCCGGGGGTCGTCTCGATCGCCTTGGCCGCTAAGAACTTGTCGTATGGGACCCGGTCGGTCGACACCCGTTGAGCGAGGGTGTCTTCGGGAACCCAGAAGCGGCAGAGCACGCGCCACTTCGGGTCGTCGCCATAGGGCGGGAAGATCCAGATCAGGGCCGTGATATCGACGCCAGATGATACGTCGAGAGCGCCGAAACAGGGTCGGCCGCGCAGCAGCTCCCGGCCCTCCGGCGTCCAATAATGGCTCCAGCCGTCCTTCGCCGAGGCGCAGGCGTCCCACTTCTTGATGTTGAACCAACGCACGGCGGCGTCGATCCAGAGGTTGAGGTGGTAGCAGCAGAACCGGGCCAGGGCGCGCGGGTTGTCCTTCGCCTTCGCAGCTTGGGTTCGAAGGTACGACCAGGTCGGCGAAAGACCGATCGAGGGGTTGGCCTTGCGCCAGGTCGCCTCGTCTAGCGGATCATCCTCGGGATCGGCGGCGAAGATGCAGACCAGGGTGTAGGGGTCGTCGGTCCGCCCCTCCAAGATCCCCGTCGACTCATCCCAGCACTCATCGCCGGCCGCGTTGCCCTTCGGCCCGGCCGTCGAGCCGTACAGGAACACCGGTTCCAGCCTCGCCCCGGTCCCCTCCTCCAAGGTCTCGGCGATCACGCGGCTGCGCCATTCGTGCATCTCGTCGCCGACCACGACCGTGGGCGAGGCGCCGTGCTTGCCATCCTCGGCGCCGGTCAGCATTTCGAAGCCCGAGAGCAGCGCGGCCACGTAGAACGAGCGCTTGAAGCTCTGCACGCCCGAGGACCACTCGGCGTTCATCGCGATCATCGCCTTCATCTTGCGAAGAACAATGCGCGCCTGGTTCTCGTCGCGGGCGAAGCAATAGCCCTCGCCGTCCGTCACGCCGTCCACGATGAAGAACAGTAGGCCGAGAGCGGCGAGGAACTCGCTCTTGCCGTTCTTCCGAGGGACCCAGAGCATGAGCCGGCGAAAGACACGGACGTGATAGATCACCGGTTCATGGGTGGCCGCGTCGAGCTGCTCATCCGGCCGCCGCCATCCCACCATCAGGCGGACAATGATCTCCTGCCAAAGGTTCAGCTTGAACGGCAGGCCGGCGAAGCGGTCCTGCGTCAGTTTGAAATAGGTCGGCCACGCCTCAACGATCGAGTCCGCGAGATCCGCGTCGAACCATGCGCCAGGGACCTGGGCCGCCCGACGCCAGCGGTTCCGCGCCCACTCATAGGTCGGATCGTCATTGACCTGGGCGAGCCACGCGGGCAGCGGCCAGATCGCGTCAGGCGCTCCCGCTCCGAGCGCGACGGCCGAGGCCTCGCCGCCCAGAGGAAGTGAGCCGTCCATCAGTTCACGCTACGGGGCCTTTCAGGCGGTGCCGCCGACTTCATCCGCGACATGCCGCCGATGGAGCTGGGCGTTTCAGCCGGGTCGTTGGCCGCCGCCGGCTTGCCGCCGAACAGGCCGGGGTTGTCGCGGGCGACGGTGCTCTGATCCTTGAACAGCGCGTACTCTTCGCGCGGCGTCAGGCCGAAATGCTTGGCTGCGTCTTGGGCCGCCGAGTAGGCCTCGGCCCGCCAGCGCACCGCCGGGCGGTCCCGCTCCATCATGCTGCCCGAGACGGTCTTCACTTTCTGCGACCGACCGCCCTTGGCCAGGTCATCGCAGGCCGCCCACCACTCGGCGATGTAGATGCAGAACATCGCGAAGGCTTGGCGGTGGATGGGCTGCAAGCGGTTCGTACGCTCCAGCTCCGGCCCAAGCTCGCGCCAGACTGAGAGCGCGCCGGCGTAGTGCGTGGCGCGAAGTCGCTCCGGCGGATCGACCTTCGTCCCCACCGGCATCGCCGCCAGCTCGACGGCGGCGGCTTCGCGCTCGGCCGCCTCGCGCTGGATGCGGGAGATGCGCTTAGCCGGCTGGCCGCGCGCCGCTTTCTGAGCGGGAGGAACAGGACGGCGGCCCATCGGTCCCTCCTAAAAAAACATCTGGTGAAAATATCGCGGCGACAATTTTTGCATTGCCCACCGGTCCGCCGCGCGGCGGGGGGGAGACTTTGCCCCACCCCCCTGGGGTCGTCAGGGGAGCGCCGGTCTCCCGAGACGCCGCGCCAATCTCTGAAGCCCGCCAAGGCCGAGACGTTCAAGGGCTTGCTTCGGGCCTGAGTGGCAGGCGGTGCAGCAGCTCACCCACCACTCAGTTCGCCAGAACAGTTCGCGGTCGCCGCGATGGGGGAACAGGTGGTCAGTCAGACCGGCGGCGCTTTCGCGGATCTCGCCGAATGCTCCGACGGCGCAATACTGGCAGAGCGGATGTTGTGCGAGGTGGTGAGCCGAAGCCCTGTCCCACTCGGCGGTGTAGCCGCGCTCCCTGGCCGAACCTCGGCGGGCGTCGATCTCTCGGGCTCGCTGCTGTGCGGTCCCCTGCCCTCGCGGGTGGAACCTCTTGGGCTTCGTTGCCATCGGGTTCCACAAGAGGACGGCGCGGCCAGCTCGGCCGACCACGCCGCCAGTTGAGACAGGAGAGCCAGGCCGAAGCCCGCACCCCTTAGGAACGACAAAGCCCGCCACGGTCTGGGACCGGGCGGGCTCATGAAGAACTGGGGGGCTGAACGGCTACCGCACTCGGCCTCGCGAGGGGTCCGGTGCGGGAGGTGCTTTAACCTGCTCAGTTGCCTTCAGGGTCCGAAGGTCAACCACGAAGCGCGAATCACGCCCCATGAAGGAAACTAGGATCGCCGCGCGCTTCGCGTCAACACGCTCGATGAAAATACCATCGAGACCCCACTCGGGCTCGGTCACCCTCTGGCCGCGCTCCAAGGTCGGCGCCTGCTCTGGCAATCCCAGCTTGATGAAGCCGGCCTCCTCCCGCGCCTTGATCTTCGCGACCACCTGGGGGCTGATGCCGACCGCCCGAGCAGGCGTGCAGCCGAGCACACCGCTGACGCCGTAGGTCGAGAAGATCGACCGCCACAGCTTCACCTCGCAGGGGACGCGGGCGAACAGATACCGAGGGAAGAACGGCGCGGCGCGCAGCTCCTTGGCCTTGTTCTCGAAAAGCCGCATCGGCAGGTAGACCTCGAAGCCCTGGTTCTCCAGCTCCCGCTTGGCGCGGATCTCCTGGCCGGGCTTGGAGGTCACCACGACCCAAACCAGATCCGGCGCCTCGCCCACCACGCCGACCGTCTCCCCGACCTTGCGCTCGATCATCATCATGCCTTCCCCCCAGCAGCCCGAATGGCCGCAACCGGGGCGCCGATCTGCGCCCCGTAATCTCGAAACACGCGCCGGACCTCGCCCAGCCTCTGGGCGGCCATGCTGGTCGCCGGCGTCAGTGTGTTGGTCGCTTCGTCCCAAGCCGCAGGGTCGAAATACGACCGGGCGAAGGCCTCGCCATTCGACACCGCCCGAACGATCAGCGCCCTCAACTCTGCAGGCCCAGCGAACCCGGTTCGTGGCGTCGTGGCCGCAGCCTCGACAGGGCTCCCCTCGCCAAGCCAATGGCGGAAGCGTTCGGTCGAGAACCAGCGCTCGAAGGCCAGGCAGACGCCGCGCCGCACGTCGGGGTCTTCGGCCTTGTAGCGGCGGATGGCGGCAAGAAGCTGGGTGGGATCGAACTCACCGCACCACAGCGCCCAGGTCGCTCGCGCCGCCGGCGGGCTGGACCGCTGACGGCCGATATCGGGGAACTCGGCGAACGCCAGATCGAACCCGTCATCCCCAGGCTCGCCCGCGCCAGCGCCCACGCCCGTCTGTGGGTTCAGTGAGGGTTCTACTAAGGGTTCTTGATGCTGCAAATTGAGGCATGGTTTTTGCTCAATTTGCAGCATGGTTTCGTCCAAATTGACGCATGGACCATGCTGCAGGCTGACGCATGGACCATGCTGCAAATTGCTGCATGGCTCGGCCTCGTTTTGGGCCTCTGGATGGCCCGAGCGCTCGGCCTTCAGGCGCGCCCTAACCCCTTCCTCGCGATGCAGGACGTAATCATAAACGCCCTTCCTTCCGTCGGGTCTGACACGCCGTTTGCGGCTGATCCAACCCTCCGCGACCAAGGTGTCGAGGTGTCGCTCGACCGTGGCGCGACTGAACCGCGTGCGCGTCCGAATGCGCTCGACCGAGGGGAAACAGGTCCAATCCTCGCCCGAGTGATCGCTCGCGTGGTCCCCCAGCACCACCAGCACGAAAAGAGGACCGCTAGGGACGTCGGCGTCCCATGCCCAGTCCAGAGCCTTGTTACTCACAGCCAGCCCCTCTCACGCGCCACCCAGCGCGCCATGGTGAATAGGTTTTCGTCGCGGCCTTCCCCGGCCTTGACCTGGGCTCGCGGCGCCCACTTGGCCGTGCCCTTGCGCCCCTCGATGGCGAGGAACAGCCCGAGGGCCGTCTGATCGATCACAGCCATGCGGATCGACACCGGCGTACAGTCGCGGTCGCCCTTGGGCGCAGCGCCGAACAGGTCGTTTTGCCGAGGAGGCCGGGTCACCGCGGACCCTGGGGAAGCTGATAGTCGCCGTCCCGCTGCGGCCACAGATCGACCGCGTCGGGCGGGATCTCGTCGCGCGGATGCTCGGCGTAGACGACGCAGTCGACGGGCCGCACGCCGTACAGCCGCGCGAGCTGGCGCGCGCCGACGTAGACGATCTCGCCGCCTGCCGCCGTGATCGGCCCAGGATGCAGGATGTAGCGCGCGGTCATGCGCCCCGCCGGGGACGAAGCACGATCAGTTCACCGGTCCATAGCCGGAGGCGCACGGCGGTGACGGTTCGCCCCGCCCGTACTTGCCCACTCAGCATGTCCGAAACGTAGGCGCGCCAATTGTCGGTGACGCTGACGCGGCCACTCCACGCCTCGGACCTTCCGTCCGAGAACTCTCGCGAGACGCTCGCTGGGCTCGTCATAGATCCATCCCTTCAAACAATGGGGCTGCGGCCACGACGCCGAACCGGCGCACGTCATCGGGCCTGGTCAGACGCTCGCGCGTGCCGGGCGCTATGCCCGTGGTGACGGCGAGAAGCGGATCGACGCGCCGCAGATCGCGCAGCCAGTCAGGCAGCACGCGCGGGTGCATGAAGATGAACCAGGCGTAGGCGGTCGCGGTCGAAGCGTCCGGGTCCCACTCGCCCAGCTTCATGGCAACGCGCTCGAAGAACGGCGCATAGAGCGTCAGGCGCGTCTCGCCGTAGAACAGGCCATATCGCCCGATCGTCTCGTACCAGCTCCCGCGCGCCAGGATCGCGACCCCGCGAGCGGCGCGGCGCAACCCCACCTCTACGAACTGGGCGGCCGGCACGAACGGCGGATTGGTGACGATCCAATCGCAGGCGCCGAAGCGGTCAGCATCGTCGGACAGGAAGTCCACGGGGTCGCCGTGCTGAAACGCCCCATGCGCATGGATGTCGGTGGCGAGAACCCGCTCGAAGTAGTCGCCGAGCCCGTGAGCCATATGGCCCTGCCCGCAGGCCGGCTCCCACGCCGACCATGCGCCTGGGTCGATGCGCTGGATCAGCTCGCCACCCGCACGCCCGGCCCAAGGCGGCGTCGGGAAGAACTCGAGCTTGCGATAGAGGGCGCGCAGTTCGTCGTCGGTCTCGACTTCGCCCCGCGCACGATCGGCCATGACCGAGCCAGCCCCCGACGCCCTCATCGCGCGCCATCCAGAGCGGCCTTGAGCAGCTCGGCGTTCGCGGCGGTAATGCGATAGCCCCGGCCCCAATGCGTCTCGATCATGGTCCGGTCAAAGCCGGCGAAGGCGACCACGTCGCGCGCGTGCGACACCCGCACGTCGACCACCTTGGGCAAGCTCTCGGAGCCCTCGCCCGCGACAACATCGAGCAGCGTCTCGCGGCGGTGCAGGCGGTCGGGATGGTCTATGAAGTGCAGGAGAAGCCGAACGACCACGCCCCCGTACATGCAGGGACGATGGGCCGGCTTAAGCCGCATGATCCTGGTGCGGACCCGGGCCTCGCGCTCGTCGTTCTTGGCTCGCCGCTCGGCGTCGCCGTCAAAGCCGCGCCATGCCTCCAGCTCTTCAGTCAGATCCGCGACCTGGGCTTCAAGCTGCTGAATGCGAGCACGGTCAGAGAGGGTCATCCCCCTCGTGGCCATCGCAGGCCCCCTAAGGTGAAAGGCGCTCACGCCTCACCGCACGGTTCATGCCGAGCAGAGCCGCAGCGCTCGCACCGGCTGGTCGCTCCGTTGATCACTGAGAGGTCGCATTCGCTCGCCGTGGCGCTTCGGGTGAGACGAGTGGCAAGGCCTTGGGCAACGGAGGTCGCGTTGAACTTTCGCGAGATCGCCGCTTCCAGGTCGATCCCCATGTGGAGCGCGGCTAGGTCAGCGCAAATCACCACATCCGCCAGCTCGTCGGCGAGCTGCTCGACGGTGGCGCGCGAGCCCTTCACTCCGAGCCGCTCGCGCTCCAATTTCTTGATGACGTTGCAGGCCTCGCCGACCTCGCCCGCCATTTCATTGCCGCGATAGCTCAGGTCGATCTTGTCGTGACCGGGCCACTCTGCCTGTCGGGCGACGTTTGCCGCGCGCAGGGTCCTCTTAAACACAGGCTTCATCACAGCTCCTCGTCTGGGAAATTGCGCCGCCACACGTCCGCCTGGGCGTGAGCATGGGCGGTCAGGATGGCGTCGACACAGCGCGAGCCGGCGACCATGAACCGGCCGATGGCGAGGCGATCCTCCTCGCGGGCGGCGGTCACGAACGCCTGGGCGATCCCGAGGAAGGCCTTGCCCGCCGCCTGGGCGCTGACGTGCTGAAGCGGGAACGGGCACTTGCCGGCTTGGCTGACGGTCCGCACGAACGAGGCCGCGACGAACTTCTCGATCACGGCGCCCGCCTCGACGGCCTCGCCATGCCGGCGCGCCTGCTCGATCAGCTCGCCCCAGACCCTCGCGGCTTCCCTTTGGCGCGCTGATGTCATGGCGCGACCGCCAGTGACCGGCGGGGGCTCGCGTCGCTGGCGAACCGGGTTCGCCTGTCATGGTGTGTCAAACTGCCGCACCCCAACGAGCAGTTGTGTGGAGACACCGATAACAGTCTTGGTTTTAGTGAAGCTTGGTCGTAGGGGGCCAATAACAATAGCGTCTGCCGATTGTTTATCGGCTGGGGAGTAGTATTTGTGCTTACAGTAAATTTGGGCAGAGCCGAATTGCGGCTCGCCCTACCATCTCTATTGTCAGTGGCGACTGTTAATTCATTTACCGACCGCTGCGGACTGCCTTCAGATCGCCAATTCATATCTGATTACCCGAAGGTGCCGGGCTGATGCCGATGCACGCAACAGAAGCGGAACTGCGCGTCGCGCTCATCTCGATCATCGCGGCCGCGAGCGGCGAGCCGCACCTGCGCGCGGTGTGTGCCGAGATAATGGATGCGAGCGGACACGCCGCAGCCCGGGCCAACCGTGACGTTCTCAGCGTCGCCAAAGCGACCGACCCGGTGGGAGCGCGATTTGGAGCGCTCCGAGCTCTGACACACCTGTGCGCCGCCTGCCGGGAATGCCCGCGCGGGAAAGGCCTCGCTGGCGAGCCCCAGCCAGTCATGGCTCAACACCGCTAAAGGCGGCGATCCCACCCGAAGGGCCGCGAAGCTCTTCGGGATAGAAGTCGGAAGGGGCGATTTGCCCCCCCGACCAATCGAATATCCGCCGCATGTCCTCGGTCTCGGGCACCCTCCTGCGAGGATCGTCGAACGGCAGACAGACCAGCCGGACCCACTCACCCGTCCGGCCCAGCGCTTCGCCCGCAGCCCGATAGTCGAGGCCACGTTCCCAGATGAACTTGGCGAGGGCGGGCCTTACGAGCGCCTTAGGGGCTTGGGGCGATAGTGGCATGAAGCGCGGTCCGTTTTGGTCGGACTTCTTGAGCGCCAATGATTTGTTGCTTTTGTCAACGCTGCGTGGCCTATGAGGCAACCATGCTGGCGGTCGCGGCAACACACATGCGGGTGTTCCATCCACGGATGGACACACAAAGCCGCAACAAAACCCCGCCTCCCTCGGCTGTAGCCCTCGGTCAGGCGCTTAAGTCTTTGCGCTCCAGGGCGGGGATCAAGCAAACCACAGCGGCCAAGGCCATCGGCGTCTCTCGCCAGGCCTGGGGCAACTATGAAGCTGGTCGGGACGTGGTCCTGCGCGAGGACATCCAGGAAGATCTCGCCAAGGCGATCGGCGTCACACGCGACGACCTTCTGCGCGAGCGCGATCGCCTCACTGGGGGCGACTCCAATCCCCTTCGCCCCGCCCACGCCGGCGGTAATGTGTATGAGCTGCCCGTCATAGGCCGCGTGCGAGCCGGCCCCTCAGGCCCCCAGGTTTACAGCGGGGATGAGGCCGAACAGTCTGTTGACCTAAGCTGGATGTTTGGCCCTGACGCTCGCAGCCTACGGGTGGCCGGAGACACCATGACCGGCTACGTCGAAAGCGGCCAACTCGTCATTTACGACACTAGCCAATGGCCCAGGCGCGGCGACGGTTGCGTTGTCGAGCTGACCAACGGCGACCTTCACGTCAGTGAATACGTCTCGACCGCCCAAGGCGTGCTGACGGTCCGCATTCGCTTCCCCGAAGAAAGCCTCTCGTTCCCCATGTCGACGGTCAAGGGTGTCTACAAGATCGCACTGCGCGGCGGCTAGATCGCCGGACACCACGCCCTCTCGATTCGAGAAAACGACACACGCTGTTTCCTCGTGTCGTTGACAAAGGCAACGGATCGTTGCCTAAGTTGCCAACCCGGCGGCCAACGTGACGATGGGCGTCCGCAGATCAGTCTTGGAAGGACGGATTTAGGACCGCCGGGGCGAGGTCCGACATGGACGCACCACGAACCCCGTTCGCCGATGCAGCCGCCCCGAGCCCTCGCTCGGCGGTGATTATCCCCTTCCCCGCCGAAGCCGTGGCCTGGTGCCGCGATCTTGGCGAAGCGGTCGCCGTCATCGACGCCGCCGGCAACGTCCTCCGTTATCGCAGCGAGCGTGCTCTGCGCGCCGCCGTCCTCAATCAGCACCGCTCGACCGAGGAAGCGGCCAACCGCCAGGAAGCCGCGGAGCGCGCCTTCACCCGTCGCAAGGCCTTTGACGCCGCCCCCTGGTGGTCGCGCCTGCATTTCATCATCGCGGGCGCTGGACCGACCCATTGGGTCGCGGGCTGCATCGGCGCCGCCGCCGGCTGCGTGGCCTACATCGTGAAGGCGGCGCTATGAGCCCCGCCCTCGCCGCCGCGCCCATAGACCCGCACCAACTGCGCAAGCCGGCGCCCTGGACCCTGATCGCGCCGGGCTGGGAACGCCCGATCGGCTTCGCGGAGATCTCCGACGTCGCCGAGCGCCTCGCCTGCGACGCCAAGGGCCAGCCGCTCACCCTGACGCCGATCACCTGCGTCTATCCCGGCTTCGACACCTTCTCAGCGCTCAAGGTCGAGGCGCTCGACAGCCAATCGGGCGAGCGCAGCTACGTCGGCGTGGTCGCCTCCGAGCCCCACGCGGCCGAAGCCCTGCTCGCAGCCGTCGCCGCCTACAGCCGGTGAGACCGCCCCCGCCACCCCTCTTCGCCCGACGCGGCGCGCGCAACCGCGCCCGCTACATCCTCGCCGCCTTCGCCCTGCTCGCCATCGTGCAAGCCATGGCCGAGGCGGTCTTCACCGGAGCCGCCTCTTGACCATCCTCACCCCCATCGCCGTCTCAAGCGCCCCGCTGCTGCGCGCTATCCACGCCGGCGGCGACCTCAGCGCCAAGGCCCTGGCCGAAGCCAGCGGCCGCAAGTCGAACAACATTTCGCGCGATCTGAGCGTGCTCGAAAAGGCTGGCTTGATCACCCGCGAACCCGGTTCGCCGCCAGCGCTGACCGTCGATGGCGTCGCGGTCTTGGCCGAGCTGGACGGCGGCGCCTCGACCACGCCCGGCTTCGGTGAATTTGACATCAACCTGATCGATCAGGACCCGACCCTCAACCCGCGCGTGATCTTCGATGACGAAGAACTGGACGGCCTCGCCGCGTCCATTCGCGACAAGGGCGTCACTCAGCCGATCCTCATTCGCCAAGGCGTGATCGAGGGGCGCTATCGGATCGTGGCCGGCGAACGCCGCTGGCGGGCGAGCCGAAAGGCCGAGAAGACCACTATCCCCGCGATGTATCGTGAACTGACCGACGCCCAGGCGTTCGAGATCGCCACCATCGAGAACATCCAGCGCACGGATCTTTCGCCGCTTGAAGAGGCGCGAGCCTTCAGGCGGATCATCGACACCCGCATGGCGGAAGACCCGTCGCTTGAACTGAAGGACGCCAAGGCGACGATCGCCGACGCCGTTCGCAAGACCGTTCGCTACGTCGAACAGCGCATGGACCTGCTGGAGCTGCCAGCGATCACTCAGGTGCGCTTGGAGCTGGACAAGGATGACAACGGTCATCTGTCGCTGAAAGAGGCCCGGCGCGAAGTACAGAACCTCCGAGCGCGCGAGAGGGACCACAAGGCGAAGACCCTGCCACCAGCCGAACTGCTGGCGATGGCCGAGATCCAGGACGCTTGTGAACGCTTCCCCGAGAACCTCGATAATTGCTGGTACAGCACCAAGCCAATCGCCGTTGGCTTCCGCGCATTGGAGGAAGGGGAACCGATCCAGGCGCTGCTACAGCGTGATTTCCTTACGCATTGCGAAGGCTGGAAGACGGACCCGCGCCACTTGGTGTGCATGAAGTGGCCATTTACGGCCGACAACCTTGAAGCCCAACTCCCCGGCTTCAAAGGCAAGAAGACCCGCGCCGCCGCACTGCACTCCCTGCGCGTGCGCGTCCTCGGCGAAACCGAAGCCGCCCGCATCGCCGCAACCTGGGACGCCGCTGACGTGCGTGGCGAATACGGCACCTGGGCTCTAAACGAACCCTTCCGGTCGGAGCCCGCGCCCGACCTGATCGAGAAGGCCCGCGAAGCCGAGCAAGCGCAAGCTCGTCAGCAAGCCGCGGATTTCGACCGAAGGACCAAGCAGCTCGCCGAAGAAGAACGGCGCGCGGCGAAGAAAGCGGCGGAAGAGACGATGGTCGCTCGGGATAGCAGCGACGAAGGCAGAGCCTTTTTCACCGCCGTTCGCGAGCTGGAGCGAGCCGCGCCAGGGCTCGACCACGCGGCTTTCACTGCGGCTTTTTCGGCGACCTACGCCAGTTATGGCATTGCCGGCCCCTTTACCCTGGTGCTCACGGAGGGATCGAAGTTTCCAGAGATGATCGACGGGCGCGGCGACACCACGGTCGCAGCCGCCTGGGCGTTTGAGGCTCGGCGGCGCCTAAGCTGCATCGCCCACAACTATGCGCTCGGCCTTCCGATCCACTCCGGCGAAGATCTCGACACGGCGTGGTCGAGACCGCCGGAACCCGAACCCGACGCCCTGCCCTCGCGCGCCGAATTCCTCGGGATGGTCGCCGGTAATCTCGAAGAAAATCTTGAGATTTCCGAGGGCGCCGCCGCCAGCATGGCCGAGGCAGGCCTCGTCGCCTTCCTCCTCCAAGAGGGCGTCGCATACGGCGACGACGGCTATGACTGGCACTACGACGGAGCCATGGCGCTCACCGAGCTGATCCAAATAGAGGGGCTCGGCATGGACGACGAGCCCGAGCAGATCGATCTCGAAGAGGCGATCGAGGCCCAGGCCGACGAGGAAGCCACCCCCGACTATCTCCGCAACCTCGCCGGTCCCGGCGCCGACGCGGAGGCGCGCTGATCATGGACATTCGCAAGCTTACGCTGGACGAGTTCCACGCGGAACTCAAAGCCCAAGGCGTCGCCGAGACCTTGGATCTCGCCTTCAAGTGCGTCGTGTGCGGTACGGTACAGTCGGCAAGAACGCTCATCTGCGTGAGCGCCGGGAAGGACTTCGAAGCCGTCAGCGGGTTCTTGGGCTTCTCGTGTGCCGGCCGCTGGACCGCCGCTGGACCTTACAAGGAGAAGGGGGCGAAGGGACTCGGCTGCGACTGGACCCTAGGCGGCTTGTTCAGCCTGCATACCCTGACGGTTGATGACGGCTCAGGCACTCCTCGCCCCTGCTTTGAACCCGCCACTCCCGAAGAAGCACAGGCCCTTGCGGCGCGTGCGGGCCGGTTGGAGGCCTGGGCATGACGACCGAACCCCTGATCTATCTCGATGACTACTGCGACGAAGTCCTGCCCTGCTCTCCGGATCTCGACTGCTGGGCGGCATGGCTTTCCCAACCGGACGAGGCGTGGGGCCGGGAAGCCGCTGCTCAGGACGGCGACGTGTTCGCCGCCTCGCAGATCATCGTCCTGGGCGATGTCCGCGCCGAGTGGTCGGCCGACGGCTGGAAGCTGGACCCGCCCCCGCCGGAGGGGACGACCTACTACTACGTGCGCTGGCACGAGGGTTCGGCCGGATGGGACGTAGAGCAAAGCGGCGACGATCCCGATATCGCTCTGGAGTGCCGCGAGCCCGACGACGGCCCCCAGTGGCTCGCCTGCACCATGGATGGCCCCAATCTGCGCGTGCGTTACGAAGCCGCCGGCCCGCGCCTCGTCATCGCCGGCGAGGTGCAGTGATGGACGCGGAAACCTGCATCGCCTGCGCCATCGCCTTCGTGGACGGCGACCGCTACCTGCCCGACAACAGCGGCGGCGCTATCCATTTCGACTGCTGTGGCCCCGAGCGCGAGAGCTATTGCAACGCCGACGGTGACCCCCTCGGACCCGACGAGGCGATCCCCGAGCCGCTGATTTGGACCGCGGACCCGCCCGCCTCGCCGGTTTGCGAGACGAAGAGCTTCATGCTGCTGCCCGCCCCGAAGGGCACATGTCCTGAATGCGCGCACGCCCACGCACCGGACCAGCCGCACAACGCCCAGACCATGTTTTATCAGGTCAAGTTCAAGCTGGAGCAGGGCCGCGACCCGACGTGGCCGGACGCGATGGCGCACTGCGCAGCCGAGGTTCAGGCGACGTGGCGCGCGGCGTTGATCGACATGGGCGTGGACGTGGACGGCGGCAAGATCAACCCGGCTAAAGCCCGATGATCGCCGCCCGCACGAATGGCGCGGGCCCGCCTCTCAGCGAGGCGCAGCGCTTCCTCATCCAATGGCTCTCCAAGGCCGATCTCAGCCTCTACGGCGAGTGCCGAGGTGGCGACCTGGACGCGCTGCTGACCCTCGATCTGGCGCAGATCGAGGCCAGTCCGCCGACCGACCGCACCGGTGTGAAGCTCACCGATCTTGGCTGGGAGGTGGTGCTGACCATCGCGCGCGAACACCAGCCGACCGACGACGATTTCGCCGACATGCATCACGCCCTCGGTCGGCCCGAGCGCCTCGGCGGCTACTTCTGCTCGCGCAACTACTACTGCACCCCCCGTGGCGGCGAGCAGGCGCGCCGGTTCGAGGCCCTCGGCCTGTGGGACTTCGTCCGCGCGATCAACGACGGCAAGGACGCGGTCTACGCCGTCAACGGCGCCGGCCGGGACCGGCTCATGACATGGATGAAGAGGCGTCGGCCATGAGCGACCGCATCGCAGCGGAGCTTGCGCACGAACTTGACGTGGCAGAGGCCAAGGCCTGGGAATCGCTAGCCCGTTACAAGTTTCAGATGTTCGGCTATTGGGCCGCGATCTGGGTTCACCTCAATCGCATAGGCGGCTTCCGTCGCCCGAACCCGTGGAAGGCACTTGTCGCCCGCGCCCGCGCCCAAGATCGGGGCTCCGACGACTCTGTCGAGCTGGCGTCCGCAGCATGACTAAGCCCCCGCTTTGCGCGTATTGCGCCCGCCCCATCCCCAAGTTGACCGTTCTCATTTGCTTCGGATCGAACCGAGAGAGGCGTCATTCCGCCTATTGGCTAGAGCTGCAGGAACGGCCCGCCACCAAGGCCGAAGCCCAGCGCTTCACGAACCACCCCATCATCAACGTCCGCTATGCCGGGCGCGATGCGGGGCGCCACGTCCACACCGCCACGGCCTGGGACGGCGAGAGCTATATCAGTCCGCACTTCTGCAAGAACGTTTGCGCCGAGCAGTGGGCGCGATGGTTCAAGGCTGAGGTGGACGCCGGCACCTACGCCGTTGTTCGCGGAGAGCCCTCCTAAGATGGCTCAACAGGCGCACCAGCTCGACCACGAGGCGGATCTACCGCCCGAGCTGCTGCGCCTGATCGCGGCCCTTGCCCGCGCCCACGTCGAAGAGGACTATGCCGCGCTCCAAGCCGAGTCCGCCGAGGCCGCTTAATGCGCGTTGCGATCTACGCCCGCTATTCCTCCGACCGCCAGAACGAGCGGTCGATTGACGATCAGATCGCCGTCTGCGCCGCCCATGCCGGCCGGCGGGACTGGACCGTCATCACCGCCTATACCGACGCAGCGATCTCCGGCGCCACCATGGCCAACCGGCCCGGCCTGCTGTCGCTGCTCGCCGCCGCCGATCGGCGCGAGTTCGACCTGGTGCTTGTCGAGGATCAGGACCGCCTCGCCCGCAACCGTGAGCATGACGCCCATGTGTTCAACCGGCTGACCTACGCCGGCATCGGGATCGCCACGCTCTCCACCGACCGGGTCACCGTCATCGAGAGCGCCTTCAAGGGCCTGATGAATGAGCTGTATCTGTCGGCGCTCAGCGACAAGACCAAGCGCGGCATGCACTCCAACGCTGAGAAGGGTCTGGCGACCGGATCTCGGCTCTACGGCTACAAGTCCGAGGCCGGCGGCAAGGTGTCGATCGTTGAGCCCGAGGCCGAGGCGATCCGCGAGATCTGCGCGGCCTACGCCGGCGGCGCGGCGCCCAGGCAGATCGCCAACGACCTCAACGTGCGCGGCGTCCCGAGCCCGCGCGGCGGGACGTGGAACGCGTCGACCATCAACGGCTCGGTGCAGCGCGCCAACGGGATCTTGAACACCGAACTCTACGCCGGCGTGAAGGTCTTCAACCGGATCGAGATGCGGAAGGACCCGGTGAGCGGCAAGCGGATCAGCAAGCCCAGGCCGGAATCCGAATGGCGGCGGGTGGAAGTGCCGCATCTGCGCATCGTCCCGGCCGACGTGTGGGGCCAGGTCCGCGCCCGCAAACAGGCCGAGGCCGGCAAACGGCCGGTCGAGCTGCGCCGGCGACGTCCTGGTGTGTTCTCCGGCCTGCTGAAGTGCGCGCAGTGCGGCGCGACCATGACCAGTTACGACGGCCGCCGCCGACTGATCTGCGCCGCACATCGCGAGAAGGGCGACAGCGTCTGCGGCAACAGCCGCACCGTCAGCCGGATCGAGGTCGAGACCCGCGTCCTAGAGGGCATCCGCAACCGCCTGCTCTCCCCCGCCGCCGTCGCCGCCTATGTCAGGCTCTATCATCAGGCCTGGAGCGAGAAGCAGGCGGCGAACACCGCCAGCATCGCGCCTGTCGCCCGCCGGCTTGGCGAGCTGACGCGCGGGATCGAGCGCTTGGTCGACGCGATCTGCGACGGCACGGCCACGCCGGCGATGAAGGAGCGCCTTGTCGCTCAGGAGGCCGAGAAGGTGGAGTTGGAGGCGCGCCTTGCCATGCTGCAGCGTGAAGCCCCGCCGCCCGTGCGGCTGCACCCCATGGCCGCTGAGCGGTACGCCGAACGCATCGCCCAGCTACAGCTCGCCCTCGCCGATCGCTCGACCCGCGACGACAACGTCTCCGAAGAACTGATCGCGGCGGCGCGCGGGCTGATTGACCGGGTCACGATCCAGTCGACAGGACCCGGCCGCGACGCCCCCGTGAAGATCACTCTCCATGGGACGCTAGCGGCGTTCCTGCGCCCGCCTGGGGACGCCGAAGCTCCCCCGCCGAGTTTGTATAAGGTGGTAGCTGGGGGCGGGATCGAACCGCCGACCTGTGGGTTATGAATCCACCGCTCTAACCATCTGAGCTACCCAGCCGCCGGACCTTTCGGCGAGGCGCGGTTTATAGGGGGGGTTTTTCTGATCTTCAAGCGGCTTGGGTGCGGCGCAAAGCCCGGCTAGGTTCTGCCCGGCATGAGCGTCCTCCATCTCCTCGGAACAGCCGGCGAAGGCGGCGCGGAAACCTACTTCCTCGATCTGGTCGCGGCCTTGGCCGAAGACCGCGTCGGGCAGGTCGCCGCGATCCGCGCCAACGCCAATCGCGAGGCCGCCCTGGCCCGCATCGGCGTGCCGTCCGGCGTCTTCCGATTCGGCGGTCCCATCGACATTCTGACCAAGCCGAGGCTGAAGGCCTTCGCACAGAAGCATGAGGTGAAACTCGCCCTCGCCTGGATGAACCGGGCCGCGCGTCATACGCCGAACGGTCCCTGGGCGCGCGTCGGCCGGCTCGGCGGGTACTACAACCTTAAATATTACAAGGATTTCGACGAACTCGTCGCCAACACCGAGGACATCGCCGAGTGGGTGGTGAACCAGGGCTGGCCGGCCGGGAAGGTGCGCCATATTCCCAACTTCGCCGCCGCGCCCGCCGATGTGGCGCCGGTGGACCGGGCCACGCTGGACACGCCGCAGGACGTGCCGCTGCTGCTGGCCATGGGGCGCCTGCACGAGGCCAAGGCGCACGATGTATCGCTGGCCGCCTTGGCGCAGGTTCCGCACGCCCACCTCTGGATCGCCGGCGTCGGCGGGCTGGAGACCAAGCTGCGGGGCATGGCCCAGGCGCTCGGCGTCGCCGATCGCGTGCGATTCCTCGGCTGGCGGACCGATCCTTCAGCGCTCTACCGCGCCGCCGACATCTGCGTTTTTCCGTCGAGATACGAGCCGCTCGGCAATGTGGTGATCCAATCCTGGGCCCACGGGTTGCCGGTTGTCGCCGCGGCCAGCCAAGGTCCCTCCGCCCTGATTCGCGACGGCGAGGACGGATTGCTGGTCCCGGTCGACGACGCCGACGCGCTGGCGGCGGCGATCAACCGGCTGGTCTCCGACCCGATGCTGCGGATCCGCCTCGTCCAGCAAGGGGCCGAACGCGTGGAGGCGGAGTTCTCGCCCGCGGCGGTGGTGGCCCAATGGCGTGAGCTGTTCGCCGATTACGGAGCCGACTGATGTGCGGCATAGCCGGCGTGATCGGAGGGGGCGGCTCGGCTCGCCCGATGATCGAGGCCCTGACCCACCGCGGCCCCGACGGCGTGTTCGTCGAGGAGGCGGACGGACGCTCGCTCGCCCATGCCCGGCTGTCGATCATCGACCTGGAGTGCGGCTGGCAGCCGCTGCACGCCGCAGGCTGCACGGTGATCGGCAACGGCGAGATCTATAACTATGTCGAACTGGCGCAGGAGTTCGGCCTGGCCGGCCAGCTCGGCACCGGCTCGGACTTCGAACCGCTGCTGCACATCTACGCCCAGGAAGGCCCCGCCGCGTTCCAGCGCCTGCGCGGCATGTACGCCTTCTGCCTGATCGGCGCGGATGGCCGGACCTGGCTGGTCCGCGACCCCTTCGGCATCAAGCCGCTCTATGTCCTGGAGCATGAAGGCTCGGTCGCCTTCGCCTCGGAACCCCGGGCCTTCCTGGCGGCCGGCCTGATCGCGCCGGAGCTTTCGCCGGATCGCGCCCGCGAACTGCTGGCCTTCAACTACACCCTGACCGGCGAGACGATCTTCAAGGGTCTGCGCCGCCTGGAGCCGGGCGAGATCGTCGAGGTGGTCGAGGGCAAGCTGGTCACGCGCGGCGTTCGTAGTTTCCTTTCCTCCCCCGTTCACGGGGGAGGGGGACCGGCGCAGCCGGTGGAGGGGGCGGCCCCCAGCGCCGAGCCCAGCCGCGGGGCCGGGCCCCCGGGCGGG